ATGAAAAGTATGACAGCAGTATTGAGTATTGTGCTCGCAGGAACGTTATCAGGGTGCGCAGCAGTCCAATATAACGATGGTGAAAAGGTCAGCATTCAGGCTGATGCGTGGTACGGTCTCGATAGTTTGCATTCTACGGCCGTTAAAGCCTGTCAGCAGTATGGCAAATCAAAAGCAGTATATGTCCATAGCGCAAATATGAACCCGAATTTGCCGAAGGGCAGCGGGGTACAAAATACCATCTGGAAATGTGAGCCATGATGAGGCCGGGTTGCTGAATCTGTGCCAGACAGAAGGTGATATTCGGCGCGTAAGGCAGGGAATAAGAATGCCGTTCCGGTACGGTTTGCTGAATATCGGCTATGCAGTAGCTTGCCAGATATTTAGTCGCCGGTGCCGCAGCGGCATTGCCGTCTTTAGTGTAGGCCAAGACGGATCAGTTCAACGGGTTCGAACTTACCTTCATTCCCTTCAACTTCAACGGTTTTGCTGCGACGTAATTGGGCGGGGGTGAGTCCACTGGCGTGGATAGCAACAATTTTACCCGTTTTACCTGTCCCATTAATCATCACCTGGCTTCCGTTGGTAATAGGATTGCGGTTACGATCGTAAGTGACCATGGGTATTTCTCCTTTTTTCTCTGTGCATCAAAAAAAACCGTATTGCGTACAAGGCCGGGCCCTGGCAACGGACGTAATATAAATACGCCTTTGCGCCTGCCATGTTTTGAGTTTGATCAATGTCACACTTTTTAGCCGTTAAGAGGCGACTCTTCTCCGGGTGAGCGGTATTTTAATAGTTAAAGAACGCATAACACTTACTTTTTTATAAATAAACATAATATCAGCGTGTCGCTTTTTATCTGTTGATAGCGATAAACGCGAATATTCTGTTGAACTAATAATCGATACCGCCCTGGGTAATTTCCCGGATAAACCCATGGACCTTCTGCAGGTTATTCGTCCCATCCCTGGGACTCACCCCTTCGGGGCCGACGTCAACGTCGTTCAAAAACGCTCCGGGCTTTTTTGTCCATGCTGTCGGCCCCGGCTCAGCGATTTTCAGCCGCGCCAGCCCCCTGCGGCATGTCCCGTTATTCCATGCTGACCATTCCGCCGCTGAAAAACCTTCAGCAAGGATATTGCAGCGTGACGGCCACGGAAGGGCCGCGCAATGCCGGGGGCAGCCGACCTTAAACGATCGGCATTAATCTGCGGGTGGCTTGATTAACAGCTGTAACAAAATGGCTTTCCCACCTTAGCGAAGATCTGGCCCGTGAAAGTGTCCACCACCAGGACCACCGCCGGGTCCGCCTCCGTGGCCTCCCGGCGGAAGGATGCATCCGGAAAGAGACATGGCTCCACAGAGCACAAAAATGACAAGGATAATTTTTTTCATAATAAACTCCTGAACTGGCGAGCCTCAATTCCAAACCAAAAATGTGATTATTTTATGGAGAATCAATAATTCCCCTTCGCGACACACCTTAATTAGGAATATTCCATGAGGAAGCCTGGCCGCGAGGTCATCAAAGCGATGTGTTGACCTGAGTGATATTTCTGCTGATTCACCGAAGGGGTGTCCAACACCGCTATTCTTCTGTTGAGAATCGACAATTGGCACTATCGCGGGGCATGAGACCTGGAAGACTAGCTCTCACGCTGTGCCTGAGGTCGGTAGGACGGCAGAGCTTCCGCGAAGGGCGGCGATAATCCTCCCCACATCGTACCGAAGTACGGCATAGCGCCAGGCACCGTGTCCGAACCGAGTCGTTATGACGAAAAAATGTGGGATCTTACCGCCAGCAGAGAGAGAGCATTGTCAATGCAGGAAAGTTTTCGAAATTCGGTGGCGGGAGCGGTAGTGCGTGGTCATGCACGATGCCATTACGCCATCGAACGACATGCATTTATCTTGAATAATCCGTGAGGAGGGTCTGTTTAAAAATACGCCGGCTAGTAATGTGAGCAAAAAAGCTAGCAACGGAATAGCTATATGGGTTTTCACTGGCAAGGAATCCGATATCGCGAATAATGCTGAATAATCTACACCCTCAGTATGAAGGTAAAGTGACGATCCTCGTTGCCATCAGGGGGCCGGGTACGGCGGAAGGAATGAATTTCTCACAATGAAGCTAATACTATGTTCGGAAAGCTAAAAACGGAACGCCCCCTGGTGCAGTCAGCAACAGGGGGCGGTTACGGGTGGGGATTATCGTCGTTCATCAGTCATCCCATTTGTGGCTTAGATACGCGGCAAGAAAACCAAAGAACAGAATTGTTCCCAGTACTGCCATAAATACATGCATATTATCCAGCTTAATCGCATCCCATTGAACTAATTGAAATTAATTTTCTTAATTTTTTCTTTGGGGCACCCATGGGGCACAGCGGTTGGCAACGTGCTGTTCAGCAGCTCTACCTGGTTGCGGTCCATCCCTCCGATCCATTTTGAGTAAATCTCATAAACCATCTTGGCATTTTCGTGCCCGAGCTGGCTGGCAATGAATGACGGGTTCGCACCCGCAGTTAATAACCAGCAGGCGAATGTATGTCTCGACTGATAAGGCCGGCGAGGTCTTATGCCGGCTTTCTTTAAACCGGCGTCCCAACTGTAGCCCAGGGAGGACTTGCTGAAACTAGTGGCCTTTGTCCGGGAACGAGCGCCCGGGATAAAGACAAACCGTAAATTCTGCTGCTCAGTTAAACCATATTCCCGGTGGTTGAACGTGATTTCTGTTTTGCGGAGTGCCCCTGTTTTCTGAAACTGAAGCCGAAGCGCATCCACTGCAGGCTGTAATAGGGTGACAGTCCGATTACCTGCGTCAGTTTTAGGTGGGACGAATAGCCCTTCGTTGGTTTTGTTTCTACAAACGTGGATCTCTCCTCGTTCGAGGTCTACATCTTCCCATGCAAGCGCTGACAGTTCGCCGTGACGAAGTCCCGTGTGGATTGCTACTGTCCATAACAATGCTGCAGGAGGTGGCAGCGCTTGGATGAAGGCGTAGTATTCGTCATGCAGTAGCGGATCTGGCTCTTTACGCGACCGCTTCAGCATTTTTAAACCTTCATGCGGTGTGTGGCTGATGAAGTTACTGCGTTGTGCCAGCTTAAGCATCTCCGTTAGCGTGTTCATCAGCCCGTTAACGGTGGATACTGCCCGTCCTGTTTTATTAAGCCAGGGGGAGTGTGGTGATACTGAATCGCCGGTCAGTAGCTGATTTCGATAATTCAGCAGGTCACTATGCTGAATGTCTGCAATATGGGTATTGCTTCCGACCACGGTCTTCAGGGTTTCCAATCTGGAGGCTATACCGCGATATGACGCTAATGATACTTCAAGCTTCTTTGCTTTAAGGTATGTTTCGCACAGCTCGCCATAAGTGCGGATCATTTGCGTTGTTGTGAATTTCTGTATGGCTTTAGAGTCAGGGAAGTGCTTGGCATAATTAAAATTACCTGACTGTATTTCACTGACAATTAATGCACGAAGATTACCTGCTTTTCGGATATTAATATTTGATGGCGCCCACCCCCTCAAAACCTCTCTGCAACGCACCCCGCGATACAAAAAGCTAATTCTGATTCCTTTCCCATGAACTTCCACGCCAACAGGCATATTCATCACGCATCTCCAACAAGCCTGTTAATTTTTGTATAGTTGTAGAGAAGTATTGCCCTTCCTTCAGTGGCCTGAGGGTTAGGGGAGTGCTTCTTGTAATGAATGCCTTCTACCCACCGTCCTTCCCGGTAGGATTTAATTTGCCGAGGAGTCATATACATCTTCGCTACAATTCCTTTTTCCATTACCCATTCATCTTCTTGAGCAATATCGGCCATAAATAACCTCATGGCCGGGAAACTATAATCAGTATCCCGGCTTAATGTTGATTATTAGTAATCAGTTTCGGTACGGTTGCTGTAAATGATTTGCTTATCTTATGGCCTCGGACTGAAGAGTTCTGTAAGCTCGAAGCACATGAATTGCTTTGCCAGATATCACCGTTTTCAGCATAAAGAACCCGCTACTGCTGGCACGTACGCCAGGAGACATGAAGATGGCAGTATCCACAGCGCGATTGTTGCGTCTGAACTCGAATACTGTGCTGGTTATAGTTGCGGTAACAGTCGCGCCCTGAACGTTAAGTTCGATTCTCATAATTTTTGTTTCCTGTCTTTAAGTTGGTTGTATTTTTCGTGACTCATGACCTTCCAGCATCCGCCATCATCTTGTGACAATAAACGCCACTTTCGGCCAACCTTTAAACTTAAATTTCCACACTTAATTCGGCATGGGTTTATTTTGCCACTGGCATACATTTTCAGAACAATCGATGCCTTTTCATTAATGTGGGGAGGAATGCGGTTAGATGTTATTATCATTTTTCACCTACCAGCGTTTATTGCTCATATAGCCCGGTCTGGCTGGCAATGATTTACTAAATGTAGAGATAGAGGCAGAAAGGGCGCTTTTCTGCTTTTCTTTCTCATTGCAAGTCGTGCAGAAGTATATTTCTCTCCGGTAGGCACCTTTACCAGAGGGGCGGTATTTTAGCTCTTCACGCGTAAAGGTGCCGCCGCAGCCGTAGCAACGAAGTTTAGTTTTTTCCATTATATATCTCCGGTATGTTTTACTTGTGTGTATTCCTACCATTTAAGGCATTGGATAAATCTATTCTTGAGTGATTAAAAAGAAACTTCGGTATTTATTTTGTATTGTGCAGTAAGCAAATCCGCATCAACAGAAATTAAATCTCCATAGGTATCGTAGTTTAAGGAAATATCACGAACATTAAGTGCTGACAGTGAATTAATGCGACCACAAAACATGTTGTCTTCCACGTGCTTTGTCGATTCATATGTGCTCTTAATCGACTCCATGGCTTGAACCCACATATCTGGATTACTAATAAAGTGAGCGATAGCGAGTTTACTTTTTGCGGCCAGTATTTGCGGATTACTTTGGTGAAAACTAACCATTGAAAACTCCCGTAACATGCAGAATCTTGATAATGGTCGCTGACCAGGCAACAAGGCAGATAGCCAGAACGATAACCAGTGAACGAATACCGTTTCGGCTCATTTGCCACCCCAGCATGCAAAACTGAGAACGGCGACCGCAGCCAATAAGGCGATGACCTTAACCCAGAACAGGTTCCATGCCGGCTTGTCTTCTTCTCTAATCATCCCATTACCCTCATGTGATATTGAGTACCGAACAGACTTTGCAATGCAGTGCCGGGTGCCTCCCGGTGATACCAGCCAGTTAACAACTGGTATCGGCCTGCTTTTTCCCCACAACATGAATGACCGTTGTTGTACCGCTTTAACTGAACCGCGTGCGCATAGCCGCATTCACCGCATTGCAAAGCCTGTTGGTTCTTAGCCTTATGGCGGCCAACCGAACGTTTAACCTATCGCACCGTTGTGTCGATAAGTAGAGAATACAACATAAAGTAGATTGGTCAACACCTAAAGTAGAAATAATTATCTACTTTATGTTGCATTTGAGGGCGTGAGGAACAAAAAAAGCCCAGCTGGGCTGGGCTTTTTTTGTGGTAAGAGTCAGCTATTTTTTGTCTGGGTCTGCGTACTCGCTATAAAACTCTAGGAGCTTCTTATAGCGGATCTCAAAGGCTAGGAGCATGTTGTTAGCTTCTGCATCGGGGAATTTTCTAAAGACGCGAAGCAAGCGTTTTTCCTCATCGCTTAAGTTGGCGAACTCGGATTCATCGTTCTTATCAGAATGGGAAACGAGACCGGTCTCCGGAACAGCATCGGATTCAATACCAGCCTCAGTTGCCCCGTAGTCCAGCCATGCAGGTGGCACATTTAGCCATTCCGCAATTCTAATCAGCTTTTCATCACGAGGCTTGGCCGTGCCGAGCGTATACCGCCTAGCCATTTCGTAGGTTACTTGTCCCGCCAGACTTAACTGTTTAACAGACAAGTTTTTTTTACTCATCTCTACGTTAAGTCGATCTGCGAAGTCTTGATGCTTATTCGTTTTTTCTACCATAGGTAGAAGATTACGGCAGAGCGTCTTTTTAGTCATTTCTATTTTAAGTAGTTGCGTTTTCTACTTTGTGTAGTATTCTCTACTTGCCAACCCATAGGAGGTAAGAATGCTTACACCATACAAAAACATTACGGAGAAAGCTGTTAAAGCGATTGGCAACGTGTCCTACGTTGCCCGTATGTTCAACTTTAAGTCGAGCCAATCAGTAGCAAATTGGATTAACCGTAATTGCGTCCCCAGCGATCGTGTTATCCCGCTCTGCCGTATGGGGGGCTGGGTAGTGACTCCCCATGAACTTCGTCCAGATCTACATCCCACACCAATTAGTGGGCTTACAGAAGAAATTATCACTAAGCGCCAGAAGGAGTCTGATTGATGGAAATCAAACACGAACATGTAGAAATGGCCTTGCTGACCTGGGCGGCTGAAGTCGGTCAGGCATATGCAGCGAATGCGATTGCGGAAGAGTATGTACGCCGAGGAGGAAACCAGCTGCGCCTGGTGCCAGGGAAAACATGGGCGAATCAGCAGAATATTTTTCACCGCTGGTTGAAAGGCGAGACGGAGCAGCAGCGTGAAAAAATTCGGGTCCTTCTCCCGGCGATTTTGCGTGTTCTCCCGCGTGAAATCCGCCACCGACTGAGCATCTACGACACCATTGAACGTCGTGCGCTGCTTGCTGCTCAACACGCTATCGGAACGGCGATTGACGCTCATGACGATGCTATCGAAGCCGTATACAGCAAAGCGTATCAACCCGGTGCTGTTGAAGTAACGAAATACCACTGATCCGGAGGTGACTATGTGTAACCCATCTGCTGCTGAGCTTATCGCTCGCCTCAAAAAGGCGTACCCGGCACATGTGCCGGCCGACCGGCCATCAAATAGCATCCTGAAGCCTGGGGCGCGATTTAAACACGGACGCAGGGGCTACATAGTGACAGTCATCATCGCGACTGAGAAAGACGTTTCATACCGGAAGGCATGCGGGACTGCTTGCTGGATGGGGTTACGTGAATTTTTACGGCAACACAATGAGGTTTCGGTATGAACAATCAGGTCTTTGACATTGTTCAGGCCATGTCGGGGCAGGGGAATTGCATCACGATCCCCGGACCGTATCTGGATTTCTTTGCTGGGGACAGGCAACAGCATTTGCTGGCGGCGATTTTGAATCAGCTGGTGTTCTGGTCGGGTAAATCAAGCCTGGACGATGGCTGGTTTTACAAAGAGCACGCAGCACTGGCGAAAGAGATTCGCGCTAAAGATGGCGACGTGGTCCGGAAGGCTATGTTCAAGATTACAGAGGGGTACCTGTCGGGGGTAATTGAGGAAGAACTCAGGCAGGTAAACGGCACACCGAAGAAGCATTATCGGGTCGATCAGGATGAGCTAATTGCCAGAATATTCCCTCAAGGGGCTAATTCCACTAAACCATTGAAAGTAGTGGAAACGGCCCAAGAGCCGAATGGATATGGCTTAAGAGCCGAATCGAAGCAAGTAATTGAAACCAATGGAAACGGCTCTCAAGCCGAATGCATTCGTCCCAAGAGCCGAATGGAAACGGCCCAAGAGCCGAATCCTGGAAACGGCTCTCAAGCCGAATCCTATCTCTATACAGATCTTAAAAACAGATCATTACATACAGATCATAAAAACCACGCGGGAGAGATTTCTCCTGTGGATAACTTTGCTGATTCAGTTCCGAAAACTCGCCTCCCGGAGATGGCTCTCCCGGACGCTACTGAAGACAGCAATCTGGCCACCGATGACGATTTCGATCTCGCGATGTGGTTCTGGTCGACCATCGTCGAGATGTACGAACGCGCAGCAGAATTTGATGGCTGCCTGGCAAAACCGAGAGAACCTAATTTTGTTCGCTGGGCCCAGGAGGTTCGCTTGCTACGCCAGGAGCACGGCTGCAACCACGACCACATCCGCACCATGGTTGAGCGTATTCAGCGTGATCACTGGTGGTGCGAGAAAGTTCAGAACATACCAACCCTGCGCCGGAAGTGGCCTGAACTGGTGCTGAGCCTGTGCCCGGCAAACCTGTCAACCGGCGGGGGCTCATTCGGCATGGGAAAACTGGATACCAACATCCCGAAAGGCTTTCGGGGCTAAGGATTTTTTCATGAAAACGACTAAATCGAAAAAAACACAGTATCGCGGTGAAATCCCAATGCTCGAATTTATCGCGGCCAATCCCGATATGACAGCCGCAGAAATTGCCAGCGCATTGAACCGCGGCATGCCGTCAGTGTCCGGGCAGATCCGTCAGTTGCGAGGGATGCACCGCATCATCCCGGGCGGTCTCCGCAATGGAGCGACCGTTTGGCGTGTTAACGACATGCCGTTTGGGTGTAGCAACCGGGAACGTCTGATGTTTGAGACCCTCCTGAGAGAGCACCGAGGGATTGCGAGATGAAATTACCTGTATGCCCCAAGTGTGGCGCTGCTCCGGAATTTCACTGGAAAGATTACCGGTTTGGATCCTGCTCAGGAGCTCTGAAATGCCCGTATGACCACTATCGCGTTCAGGAAAGCTACTGGGCGGGTAGTCGGAAAAAAGCGAAGCAAAACCTCGAAGAAAAGTGGATAGCGGAAACTGGAGTGAAAAATGGCTAAAAATTCGATCGATGCATACGGCGCCAGCGGCAAAACGAACGTCCTGATGTTCGAACCGGAAAATCTGCACCTTGTGACCGACAGAGCACACCCGCTTTACGACGAACGTATACATCTGCCAATTAACGATGCGATGGTGCTGAACATCATGGGCCAGGGCGTACTGGAGCCGATCATCGTCTGGAAAGACCCCGAGACTGGCAAATCCTGTGTAGTCGATGGCCGTCAGCGCGTCCGCCACACACTGGAGGCGAACAAGCGTCTCGCAAAAGAGGGCAAAGCACCGCTACTGGTTCCGGCGGTCACTAAACGCGGTTCTGCAGTTCGTATGGCTCAGGCGATGGTTTCAGCTAACGAAATCCGCCAGGCCGACACACCGCTGGGCAGAGCCAAAAAGATGGCGGATGCGCTTGAGCGTGGGCATGACGAGGAAGACCTCGCGCTGATGTTCGGCGTCAGTGTCCCCACTGTACGCGCGACGCTATCCCTTCTGGATGCCACTCAGGCAGTCAAAGACGCCGTAGAGTCCGGCACGGTGACGGTTACCCAGGCCCGTCAACTGGCATCACTGAAACCCGAAGAACAGCGGGAAAAAGTGGCAGAAATCGAATCAGCGACCGCCGGTACTACTGGCCACGAAAAAGCGCGTCGTCAGCGTCAGGTTCTCGGCGATAAAAAACCACGCCTTAAAACCCGCAAAGAAATTACCAAAGCCCTCGAAGGTGCCAGCGGAGATTACGCTGATGCTCTGCGCTGGGTGCTGGGGGAGGCTGTATGAATAACGACGGATTAACACTTAACCAACTGGCAGAGCGTAACGCAGTGCTGGTTTCTGAGGTCGAGAAATTACGTACTGAACGTGAGCAGCTGGCTGCGGAGAACGTGGGGCTGAAGGAATACAGACCTGAACCGTACGGAATTGCAATGATGGAGGCGCTGGATGCGTTCTTTGCCGATGAAGAGGTTCCGGAGCGCGCAATGATGGCGGCATTCGAAATACTGTGCGCTAAGCGAATGCCATCCCCCACCACCGATCGCATCGTAGCCGAAGCCGAGGCGCGCGGAGTTGAGAAGGCCATCGAATGCATAGTGCAAACCATTACGCCTAATCACGAAACAGTACTCAAAGAGTTCGCCGCACAGCTGCGCGAGGGGGCCAAATGAGCAAAGAGCCAATGGTCGTCAGCTTCTCAGGTGGGCAGACATCAGCGTTTATGTGTGACTTCCTCATGCAGAACTACGCAGATGCTTACGAATTCCATTTCGTGTTTGCCAATACCGGACGGGAGCACGAGGAGACTCTGATTTTCGCTGACAAGGTGGATAAGCTTTTTGGCCTTAACCTTGTCTGGCTGGAAGGGGTTACCAGTAGCGAGCATGGTGTCGGAATGCGTCACCGCGTTGTCTCATTCGAAACCGCATCCAGGAACGGCGAACCATTTGAGCAGTTCATTAGCGTGGAGGGAATACCTAACGTATCGCGTCAGAAATGCAGCGACTATCTGAAGACGCAAACCATCCGGTCATGGATGCGTGCTGTCGGCCTTGCACGCCGGGGTTGGTCGGCAAAAACGGCAATTGGTATGCGCGCAGATGAGCCAGAGCGCGCCAGCATGGAGAAGGCATCAACCAAACGTTACAACCTGGTCTATCCGCTTTGCCATTGGGGCGGATTCGATAAGCAGGATGTGAACGACTTCTGGGATGCCATGCCGTTCAAACTCAACATCCCACCACACCACGGAAATTGCCTGACCTGCTTCAAGAAGAGTGACGCGAAACTTTACCTGATAGCTCATGAGCACCCTGAGTGGTTCTCCTGGAATCGCGATATGGAAGAGAAATACGGGATGGTTAAAGCAGTTGCTGGCCATACCTGGTGGCGTAGAAGGCGGGATGCAGACCATCTAATTACTGATGCAAACCTCGAAGACCGTCAGAGGCTGATTTACCTGACAAATACAAGCCCTGATGACGGTGACGGATGCACATCTTCATGTGAGCCGTTCCAGAGCGATGACCTGGCAGAAGATGAATTCGACGACAAGATTGAAGGGAGTGCAGCATGACAACTGATATCACCGAACTGGCGCAGCGTATGAAGGCGGCAGCAGAGAAAGCGACGCAGGGCGAATGGTGGGCCGACGAAGTTAAAAATGAAGGATGCTACGGGTCTGGCGATGACTGTGTAGAGGGATTCACCTCATACGCAATTTATGGCTCTGACGGGCAAACCCTCTTTGATTCGCTCAACAGTGACGCCGCCTGCATCTGTGAGGAATACGACGGCGAGGGGCATGTGGCATGGGATGAGACGGCGCAGCGTAATGCCGAATTCATCGCCCTGGCTAACCCTGCCAACATCCTTGCGCTGGTAGAGGCGCTGGAGAAGACGCAGAAGAGTAAAGAATTTCTGAAAGGCCAGTTGTCTGAGCTTGCCAACTTCAACCCGGATTGGGACAAGCTTGAGGCCAGTTACGAAAGCTGGCGTGAAATTGCTGCTGAATTGCTGGTAGCAAAAGACCGCATCGCCGAGCTGGAGCCCCGCACCTTAACCGTGAAGCTGCCGCCACTGAATGATGACCTGATAGCTATCCTGGGTCGCCCGAATTTCATGTGCGCGCACCTGGCTGAACTCCTGCGTAAATCCGGCGAGGATATTAAGCGGAAAGCTGAGCATGAACAGGTAGCGATTATTCACTGGCTCCTCAGCATTTACCTTGAGCACGGTGACAAATGGGAAGGCGTTGCGAAATCTGACATCCAGGCTCGCGCCGCTGGCATCAGGTGGGAGGCTGAGTGATATGGCTGACATTAGCGATGGTTCTGTATCAACGCTGCCTGGTAATTTTTGTACTTTACCGACTGGTTCTAAATGCGATGAGCACCCAGAGCGTGTTGCCGTTCGCCGCGTGCAAGGGGAAACGGACTCGTTCGGGTGTGAATATCACGATATGTGCCAAGAATGCCTCGATGAATATGTTCAGGCTTCTCAAAAAGCGGACCATTCAGGGAAATGCGAGTGGTGCGGTAAGTGCGTTGACCGTTTAATCCCTCATCGAGATATCGAAGAAGGAAGCTACGGAAGGGTCTATGAGGTGTGTAAGCCTTGTATCGATGCAGAGCGGAAGCGCTGGGAGGAAGAAGATGAAGAGCGTTGGTAAAACCATGATAAACACAATCAAAAAAGAGCGCCTGCAGGAAATCGCCGAAGATGGATTCCTGAAGCATGGCGAAAGCAAAGAATTAGCCCGCATAGCGCTGGCCGCAATGGGAGGCGAGCTACACACAGACGATGAATTATCTAATTTGCTGTGGTACTCACAAGAGGCAACCTGTCATTCTGACCCGAACTACTACTGTGAATTTCAGCGTCTGGCAACACCTGGATTAATTGCCGGGATAATTCGCGAGCTACAGGAAAGCCGCAAGGCCGACAGCGAGCCTGTGGCGTATGCAGACCCGATGGCTTTCGTAAACTTCGAGGCCGGAAACGCAAGGCGAGAGTGGATGTGGAAAAATCCCGGCGCAGATTTGGTTCCGCTCTATCGCCACGCGCAGCCAGCGCCGGTAGCCCAGAAGGAGCCTATTAGTTTTGACGAGTGGTCACGCAAATGCGCTTTGCAAATCACGCTTTGCTACCCTGATTTTCGTGAAAAGGCTCAGTACATCTGGGATTCAGCGCGCGAAACACAGCAGCCCGCGCCGGTAGTGCCGGAGGATGTGCTGGACGCATTGCAGAAGGTTGCACGAATACGCCTCGACCTGAATGGCTTCGACGGCGATCGCCGCGGTATTGCTGATTGCCTGTGTGATGCCGAAGAAGCGTTAATCGAGGTGGTAAACCGCCGCGCCGCCATGCTGCAGGGTGCCGAAAATGCCGAGTCGCGCTGCGGCATCCAGACCGCGCCAGCACTGGATTCCTTTAAAAAAAATTCCGAGTCGCGCTGCGGCAACTCTCCGGTAATTCCGGATGGTTACGTGATGGTGCCGAAGGAGCCAACGCAAGCCATGTGCGCTGCATTTAACGATAGCGACTACGGACGCAAGTCTTTGCGCGAGCGTTATGTCGCCATGCTCGCCGCCGCCCAGCAACCACAAGACGAACCACAAAATATTCCTGAAATTATTCCGGGATGGATTCCGGTAAGCGAGCGGATGCCGGATGATGATGACTTTGTCTATATCTGGCCTCGCCCTGACTTTGGTGTTGAGCTTCACGTCGGTCAGTACTGCGAATGTAGCCCTAAAGGTGACGGCTGGTATGCTCAGGTTTATGGGCAAAACTATGGCATTGAGTGGTATCCAATCACTGTAACCCCCTGGATGCCGCTGCCAGCCGACCCGCAGGAGGTGAATCATGGCTGAGTTACGCGCAGGTGGTTTGGCTATAATTATCGGTCTAAAAATAAACGTTAATCTCAATGGTAAGTGCGTAGTGCTCCAGCAGCTGGTGAGGCACCTGGATGAATTTATTTCGCCAGTCAATGACTGCATATGGATTCATGATGACCCACGTAATGCGTGGATTGTTACTGGAGATGTTACACACCCAAGTGGGGAATATGGTTGGAGCTCATTATCTCCGGCAAACCTGATACCTATCGACGGCGACGACTTCAGCAATGAAGACGAGCACCAGAAGGAGCGGGAGCATGCCTAAATCCCCAGCAGAACGCAAAGCCATAAAACACAAACACGCTATTTGTAATCAACAAATCTAAGGTTTGTTATTTATGCGAATGATAACGCGAAAGAAGCCGGCCTTTACCGAGCTGTATCAGACCGGCGTCCTGACACGAATCGCCGCGGTAAAAAGCCCTGACGGCGGTGGCTGGCGATTGTTCGGCTTGTGGCGCGATAAGGAGATCGCGGTTTTTGTTGAGGCTGCTCGCGGTGGTATCCGCGAGTGGTCAGGGCTGGACTATCTCGCCAGTTTCTGCGCAAGTTGCGGGATTAGCCTTTGGGAGATTCACAGCAAGGTCGAACCCAAGTCACTTCAGTGATTATTAGTCCCTCACCTTAAGCCCGCTTTTGCGGGTTTTCTTTTCCTTGCCTGGAAAATAGGGGGTTGCACGCTACACAAAATGTGCATTCTTTGTCGCGGTAGTATTTTCTGCTGACTAATTTTATCTGCAATTAATTAAATTCTGAAATTTGCTGAATTCTTCTGGCTGAGTGAAATAGGGGGTTGCACCAGAGAAAAAATGTGAATGACTTTTTTATATTCAATGATTATTTGTAATGCATTGAATTTATTGTTGTTTGTATTTTTATTATCATTCTCTTTTGTCCGTGAAAATAGGGTCTTGATGGACGATCTAAATATGTCATTGTATCCCAGAACGTCGCGAGTTCATTTTTAGCCATCCCTGTACAGGAAAAGCAAAAACCACTATTTATGGAATATTCACAAGGTGCTAACTAATGAGTGAGAAAGAGATCATTGAAGCAATTCGCATTCTGGGGCGTTATGTCGTTGATAGTCTGCCTGGGGGGAATTTTGTTCTTACCCCACTGGAGGATGGGGAAATCATAATTACCAAGGAATCTCACAAGCAATGCAAAAGCTTCTTCCGGAAGAAGAAAAGCTGATTTATACTAATCATTTCGGCTGAACACCGAACCTATCGCGCCATCACCGGAGTAAAGTGATGACGCAAAAAAGTAGTAACGCCATTCTACGCCGTGCCTTTGTGCGCGGTGTTTCTGTTTGTCTGTCGCACCAGGGCGGTGCGATATGAGAGACCCCCGTCGCAGATGTAAAGCACCCGGCTGCGGTGCCTGGTTTAACCTTACCTATTCGAACGTGTACTGGTGCTGTGAAGAGCATAAAGGCCAGTACCTGACGCTTCAGCGCGAAAAGCAAAAAGCCAAAGCGCAAGACCGGTTAAAAAATAAACCCGTTCACCATATCCGTCCTGAGCCAAAGACGGCAGAAAAGCCCCTCAGTCACTGGCTGGAAGTTACAGAGCGGGTAGTAAATACCCTTTGCCGTGAAATGGCCCTTGCCAATGGAGAGGGCTGTATTTCATGTGGAACTCACCAGGCCGCTATCTGGCATGCCGGACATTATCGAACCGTTGCCAAAGCCTCTCACCTGCGGTTTACCCGCATCAATATCAATCTTCAGTGTGATGACTGCAACGTAGGCAAGTCAGGGAATATCAAAGCCTACCGCGTCGGGCTGGTGGCAAAATACGGTGAAGCTACTGTACAGGAGCTTGATAACGACAACCGGATTCACCGCTGGACTATTGAAGAACTGGATGCCATCCGAACTGAAGCATACGCCGACTTACGCGCACTTAAAAAAGCACAGGAGGCGGCATGACTAATTCTTACTGCGAATCCCTTGCTGCTCAGCGCGTAGCGGCATCTCATAAATTAAAAGAGGTCGGCGACCAGTGGCGGACTCCGGATCTGCTGTTCTGGGGTATTAACGCGATGTTTGGCCCGTTGATGCTGGACCTGTTCGCAGACGACAGTAACGCAAAATGCCCTGTCTGGTACACCGCAGAAGATAACGCACTGACACAGGACTGGTCGGAAATGCTTTCCTCAATCGGTGGCGCAGCTTACGGAAACCCGCCTTACAGCCGCTCTCAGTACCACGAAAAGCAGGCCATTACAGGCATGACGCACATCATGAATTACGCTGCTGCGCAACGCGAGAAGGGCGGCCGCTATGTATTCCTGGTTAAATCAGCGACGAGCGAAACATGGTGGCCGGAAGGTGCGGATCATGTCTGCTTTATCCGTGGGCGAATTGGTTTCGATCTGCCTGTCTGGTTCAACCCTGCCGACGAGAAACAAAAGCCAACCAGTGCGTTTTTCGCTGGCGCCATTGTCGTGTTTGATAAGTCATGGGCTGGCGAGCGGTTTAGTTACATCAATCGAACTGATCTTGAAGCAAAAGGCCGCGCACTTATGACCCTGGCGCAGTTTGCTGCTGGGCAGATGAAAATCAAAAATGAGGTGACTGAATGACCCCACAGCAGCGTCGTAAACACAATGGTGCCCTGTCAGAGGTGGCGACTGCCACACATAAACGATACCTGGGGCGACCCGAATTGTTGACTGGTATTCAGTCCGCCTGGATAAAATCGCTGCTTACCATCTGGGGGGAAAGCGTATGCGGTGGTACAGCCCCCAGGAAGCCTACCAGCCATTCCTGCTGGAAGATGCAGAAGGGCATGCGCTGGTCAGACAAAGCATTAGAGCGCTTTACTGCTGCGATTGAGCAGGCAAGAGAGGAGGGGTTTAGCGGGCAGCAGGCATTAAATCGGGCGCATGCAATTCTATGGCCGAAAGCATCCAGCAGTGTAATAGATACCGCCATCCATGATGATGACGTTGATTTTGTTGAGCAATGCGTACTCAAGGCATTTGATTCAAGTGATCCAATCTACGTTGTTGGCGTTAGCTACTACACCACCCGAAAGAAGATATCCGATATCACCAGAGAGCTGCAGCGGTTAGCCCCCTGGCTCACGTCAGAACAGGCAAGGGAGCGCGTTAAATGGTGCCTTCAGATATTCAGGTCAAAGGTATTTTTATCGGCAAGAACTATCTAATCGTGATTATTTTGGAAAAATAACTTGAATTTCACCCAGGAAGTTAGATAATTCATTTATGCTTGGCAGAGCTGCGCCACTCGGCAGCGACAAAAAGCGACAATTTGAACATAACGAGAACCTCGCCAGTGCGGGGTTTTTGCTTTCCGGCGATACGACAGGGGTATTCGCGAGATGCATTGCATCAGTACCCCTGTCACATCGTCGTAGAGCATTGAAACGAGATTCATCAGATGTTAAATTTTTGGTGTGGTGAATCCCCCTATGCGGAGGGGCGGAAACAGCTTCAATGGAATCTTCATGATTCACTCGGACCGCAAGTCATGGTGGCTGACCAAAGGCTTACCGGGAGGCACCCGGCACCACACTCCATGTTTTTCTTGTTTTACGTACTATACTTTTTGTGTGGTTGCACCGTTTCGCTAAATCCTGAAATAACGTGCATAAGACGTTGTGGCAGAGCTGGCGGTGTAACCTCCACTGAACAAACTACCATTTTGCCCACTTCGACGAGTGGGCTTTTTTTTGCTCAGACATATAAAGGCCGCGCATTTGTTCGGCCTTTTCTATTTGTGCCGCCAGAACGTCACTCACTCTGTGTGTTGTCGTAAATCCATCTGGTGGCCATTCCCTATACAGGGCTCACCGGCGACGGCTCATAACCCACCCGTCGGGCGCTTGCGCAGAGCTCGCCCACTTCTTTCACGCACAGCACCCGCAAACAAAGCGAGGTGGAGACTATGAAAATGCCTGACAAAATCTTTTCTGCGGCCTCGTACTGCACGTCAGGTGGCCTGATATGTACCGGACTGGCGCAAACCTATGACTGGTTTCATGGGCTGGACTGGAATTTCATAGCGCTGGCGAGTGGTGTAGTAATCGGTGTTGCGACATACCTGACCAATCTGTATTACAAGCGCCGCTGGACAAAAATGTATCAACAGTCTCTTGACCGCGGCTACGGCGGCCCACCTCCCCAGGATAATTAACATGGCCAATCTGAAAACAAAACTCAGCGCGGCCATGCTGGCGCTAATTGCCGCTGGTGCTTCAGCGCCAGTGCTGTTTGATCAGTTCATCAGCGAGAAAGAAGGTAATGCGCTGGTGGCTGTTGTTGATCCTGGTGGTGTGTGGTCATTGTGCCACGGTGTAACGGTCATCAACGGCAAGCCCGTCATTAAGGGGCAAAGAGCAACTGAGGCGCAGTGTAAGCAGGTAAATGCA